CTCACGGAGTGACCTTCGTAGACAAGAAGGGTGTCGATGGCGAGAAGATCAAAGGAAAATCTTTTGTTAAAAGAGAAACAGTCACAGATGATATGTGGCTTAGACATTTACAAGGAACAGAACCAAGTTTAGGAATTATTCCAATTAATGAAGAAAACAAATGTATATGGGGTTGTCTAGATATAGATTCTTATGCAGGGTTTGATCATCAAAAACTAATCAATAAAATAAAATTATTAAAATTACCGCTCGTGGTATTCAGGTCTAAAAGTGGTGGGGCACATGTATTTTGTTTCACCACAGTTCCTGTCACGGCACAATTAATGAGAGATAAACTATTATCTGTTAGTGCAGTATTAGGCTACGGAGGATCAGAAGTCTTTCCAAAACAAGTTGAATTAAAATCAGAAGAAGATACCGGAAACTTTCTTAATCTACCTTATTTTAATGGGGATGATACAACGAGGTATGCTTTTCTGGAAAATGGGGAGGCCGCAGGGATGACTGGCTTCTACGGTTTATACGAAAGAAATAAATTAACACCGGAAGCCCTAGAACGACTAGAAATTAAAAGACCAGAATCAGAATTTAGCGATGGACCACCATGCATAGAATCATTAACTCAAAATAAATTAACAGATGGAAGAGACCGAGTAATTTATCAGTACATACAATATGCAAAAAGAAAATGGCCAGAAGATTGGCAAAACCGAATTAATCAATTTAATTATAAATATTTTGAAACTCCATTAGATGACAAAACCATTCAAGATAAAATAAAATTTCATAGTAAAAAAGAGTTAGGTTTTAAATGTAATGAAGAACCAATGTGTAATCATTGTGACAAAAAATTATGTAGAAGTAGAAAGTTTGGTATTGGAGGGGAATCAATATTTCCTGAACTAAGTGATTTACAAAAAGTAGAGTTAGATGAACCATACTATTGGGTTAATGTAGATGGAGAAAGAGTTAAATTAGATAATATAGATTGTCTTATGGATCAGAGATTATTTAGACGAACTGTTACTAAACAAATAAATAAAAAACCTTCCAGAATTAAACCAAATGAATTTGATAAATATGTTGATCTTTTATTAGCCGGTGTAGAGATTGTTAAGGCACCACAGGGATCATCTATTTTAGATCAACTCCAAGATCACTTAGAAGAATTTTGTACTAATAGAACAGCAAAGAGTACAACTAAAGAAGATATATTACGTGGGAATGTTTGGACTCATGAAGGAAAACATTATTTTATATTTAGTAAATTTTTTCACGGGTATTTACAAAGAAAAAAATGGGGAGAGAAAGCTCAGCCTACTCAACAAATGTTAAAAGAACATTGTGATTGTAAAGATGATAGACTAATTATTGGTAAGAAGAGACCAAGTGTAATGATTATAGATGCTTTTGAAAGACCAGAAAATAATTACACACAGAAAAAATTAAAAGAGGACGACCCATTTTAATGAAAACAATTGTATTAGGACCCCCAGGAACTGGGAAGACGCACACACTTTTAAATAAAGTAGATGATTATTTAAAAGAAACTGATCCAGATAAAGTAGGTTACTTTGCATTTACTAAAAAAGCTGCCAACGAAGCAAAAGAAAGAGCAATGGATAAGTTTAATTTAGGAGAAGATGATCTCCCATATTTTAGAACTTTACATTCACTAGCTTTTAGAAGACTTGGTATTAATAAAGAAAACGTTATGCAACGTAGACACTATGAAGATCTAGGTCAAAAAATTAATTTACCATTAGATTATAATGATTATGATGAAGAAGAGACGGGTCTCTTTACTACTAAAAGTGATTATCTTAGAATCATAAACTTAGCTAAACTCCGAAACATTACAATTGATCAACAATTTAATTTGGGAGATCATAATCAAGATGTAGAATATGATAAACTTAATATAATAGCTAATGAATTAGAGAGATATAAAAAAGAATACAACCTGATAGATTTTAATGACATGATATTAGACTTTGTTAAGTCAGATAAGTCTCCAAAATTTGATGTAGTATTTATAGATGAAGCTCAAGATTTATCTAGAATGCAATGGGATATGGTTAATCATTTTAATACGCAAGATTCTTTTATTGCAGGTGATGACGATCAAGCAATATTTAGATGGGCTGGAGCTGATGTAGATAGATTTATTACACAAACAGGGAAGATTTTAAACTTGACTCAATCAGTCAGGATTCCGCGAAAGGTTCATGATTTTGCTATGAAAATTATAGAAAGAGTTTCAAATAGAATACATAAAGAATGGAAGCCAAAGACCGTAGAAGGATCAGTTAGAATACATGAATCGTTTGAAGATGTAGATTTAAGCAAAGGAGAATGGATGGTTTTAACACGAACTCGTCATATGTTAGATGCCATTGAGGAAACTTTAAAGACCAGGGGATTATATTTTGAAAATAAATTTAAAAAATCTTTTGAAAAAGATATTCAAGATGCAGCTATTGACTGGCATAATTTGTTAAGAGGACAATTATTAAATTCTAAACAATTAGACAACATAGCTAAATATATGGGACCTAACCATTGGCATAAGAAAAAAATGAAAGGAATGGTTAAAGAATCTTTTTATGGAATTGATCAATTAATTAAAGACTATGGC